AGATTTATTCATGGTCCTTGCTGCTGTAAGATCTCCGGCATTATACAGCATCTCCGAGCCCTTTATTACATCCAATACAGCAACAGCGAAAGCCGGTATAATTGCTTTCATTCCGCTGAATGGATTTGATACCGTCTCAAGCTCGAAAGCTTTGGCCGGATCAACATAGATATCGAATGGAATTTTTATTTTTTTTCCTTCGAATGTTATTACTTTATTTTTTTTCATTTTTTGCTCCTTCATTAATTCCATCCCATTAGCATAAGATGGGTTTTACTGTCAAGCTTTATTTAAATCAATCCGGACCCAGGATAATTAATTTTTTTTATATATAAAGGTAAATCCATATGGCGAAAATTTTCGTTGTATATCTCAATATTTACCTGCGTGTAAAGGTACATATAAGACGAAAAATTTTTCGTTATACATCTCAAGAAATACATGCGTAAAGGTACACGAGGCACGAAACTTTTTTCGTTATGCATCTCAAAATTTGCACAACGAAGTTGTGCAAATTAATAGATGCGTGAGGCGTGGTTATTGCGTCAAGATTTTTTTAAATGCGTCTCTTAAGTTTAGGTTCTCATAAACTAGAACCAAGTCTCTCGGTTCACGAACCACGAAAATTTGTAGATTTTGAGAAGACCTCTGCGAGAGGTCTTCTCGCAAGATAAAAGAATGTCCACCATTTTTAAAATGAGTTAAATGCCAATTAATTTGATACTTTGAAAGCCCCAAATTCTTGACATCATTAGACTTTAATTCAATCCAAATACTTTTGTTGTTTATCAACCAATAAACGTCTGGAATTCCATTAATTGTATTACTTTCTATACGAAAAATTTGACCTTTTAAGTTTAATTTCTTGATACGTTTCCAAAGATTTTTTTCTGAATTTGCCATTAACTTATTAAGTCAATAACATAAAAAAAAGGGCAACAAAACCCTCGCCTTGTTGCCCTCACATATTCAACTTACCGAATTCAAGTAAGCGAATTTTATTTGGCTTTTTCTTTAGGTTTATACCCTATTGCCTTAAAGTTATGCCACTCTAAACCTGCACCAACTTTCAAAATATCTGAAAGTTTATTAGTCAATTCAGAAGTTGTAGTTGCCTCCATGATTATATCATCACAAGCCTCTTCAAGATTTTGCAATCTAGCCAACTCCTTACCTTGTTCAGTCTTTTCTACTTCTCGTTCAGCATAGTCCTCACTCCAAGTCCTACATTGCTCCTCACATTTGTAAGAAGTAATTAAATTGTTTTTTTCGGTGCTTGAAAACTCATACTTCAAAGAGTTGTTATAAGCCCTAGTTGTTCTAGCAGTTTTTTTGAAAAATGCTCTTGCCTTTCTAATTGCATTTTCATGTAGGTCTTCTGCCTCTTTTAAGTCTTGGATAATTTTCTTTGCTCCAATCTTTTCAATTAGGCGATTATAACCTTTTTCTGCCATTTCCATAACTAGTTGCCTATTCATTAATTTTTGGTCTTCAATTAATGGTTCTAGTTTTTTCCTTACCTTTGACCTCAAATGGTCTTGGGTTCTTACTTGTACTCCACTCATTATTGCTCCTATTTGTTTGTTAATAAGTAGGGTGCGTTCTGTTCAATGAAGACCTTACTAACACCCTAGATTATTTTTATTGTATACCTTTGTTAAAAATAATCAAAAAATTCTTTAACCTATACTGAAGCCACCACTATGTTCACAAAATTCTGCGAACTCTTCTACATTTTCAACTGAAAAAGGGTAGGAAGCGTTATGGTTTCTTTTTTTGTATATACGTTCCCATTTATCATGGTCTTTTTTTGGAAAATCTCTAGGAACTAAACTGTCATTTCTCATTTTTTTCTTAACTTCTTTGACATGTTCGTCTAATTCCTTTTCAACTTTCTCATTGTACACTTCTATTTTTTTTCTATTTGTTTCCCACTCTTGCTCAAATTTTTTAGCATGTCCTATTTTAATTAAATGCCTTAATTGTTTTGCAATTTGAAGTGCCTCGTCTTCTTGAACAATATGGTGGTCATTATAACCCCAAGATTGTTCCTCATCTTTTGGAACGACTTTAGTAAATTGAATAACGTATTGTGCTAAAGGTCGCCACCACCAAACATTATTCCTAAAATAAGTTCCTTTTTGATTTTGGTATTTTTCAAGTTCCTCAAAAAACTTGTCTTTGTCCTTTTCATATAAATCATTACTTGGTGATTTATATTTTGCCTCTTTAGGGTTTAGTCCTGTTAAATCAAATCCCATTTTTGCTCCTTATTGTTTAGTTATTATTTTAGAAAAGCCATACGAAAAACCATTTTCTTTGACTTTAATATCAGTACACCATGTACCAATTTTGTGTATTAAGACAATGTGAAAATCATTGTGTACTTTCTCTGTCTTAAATTTAAACTCATTAAACATTTTAGAAATTAACTTTTTATATGATTTAAAATCTTCATAGCATTTTTCATCTTGCCACCTTTGTTTTAGATAACAAAGACTTTCGCCATACTTTGAAATACAATCTTTTAAATCTTTTTCTATTATTTTTTGTTCTGTGTTCATTGTTGCTCCATTTCTACTTTACGAACTTTATAAACAATAGAGCTAGTCATCTTCTGCATCTTTTGTTTAACCATTTGAGCAGTAGAAAAATCAAAGAGTTTGCCACCCGTTAAAAACTTCTCATCTTCCCAAACATTGTCTGCTAAATTTTTGATTATTATTTTATATTTGTTCATTGTTGCTCCTTTTAAGTTTTATTTTTGTTTTAGTTATTTATTCATTACCAATTAATCTTACTTCCCCATTCAAATAACCACTATCACCTTTATCACTAACTTCAATATCATCTATCCAATAATTAGGGTCACCATTATCTGTTTCTTCTATTACTCTTACAGAATAATTTTGTCTTTTTTTACCTAAACTTTGAAGATGTTTTATTAACTCTTTTACTTTCATTTTATTTTTTTTTTAAAATTAAAAATATTCCTCTTCTTATCCCATGAAAATAAGATATGCAAGAGTTAATTTATATTAAAAAAGCTAGTAAAATAAGGATTATTATAGTTCCAATGGGGAAAAAAATGGGAATTCTTAACAAAAATGCGATAAATTCAGACATTTATATAGAATAAGTCCGAAAATTTTTAATTCAAGATATGTAAATTATAATTTTTTTATATTTTTTATTACTGAATTTGGAATAAGAGTAGTATTTCCAATAGTTTCTATTTTCTTTTTATCGTCTGATAAAGAATAATCACCAAAAATACGTGTTATTCCCTTTGATTGACTTAATAAATGACCTTTAGTTATACAAGTCGCTAATTCACTCTTTTTGACTTCATCAAAACTACTCCAACTTGCATTTGAAACAATATCAAACCACTCGCAAGATACCATTGGATACTTGTCAATTTCATCATAAATTTTTTTTGGTACAGAAATTTTTTTTATCTTCCGGTTTCGTTTTTTCATTTTACGCAAAAAAGTCGTTATGTGTTTTCAAGATTTGAAAAATATTTTCGTTATGTGTTTTCAAGATTTGAAAAATATTTTCGTTATGTGTTTTCAAGATTTGAAAAATCATTTCTTATCCTTAGTTAAAATTGAGACAATACCAATTGAAGTATTTAAATGAGAATTGTGAATTTCGTTAAAAGCTATCATCCACTTGTCACTTTTCATCAATTTTTTCTGGCGTAACGTCAATGATGTTTTTGGCTTCTCCGATTTTTCCTTCAAGCTCGGATAACCTTTTTTCAAGTTGCTCACGACTCATTCCCTCCAATCCAACATGTTTTACTTCTTTCTTGTCTACAAACATACCGGCCATTTGGCCAGATCTGTATTCTGCGTTTACTGCTACACCATACTGTTTTTTATCTTCTGCCTTTTTACTTAGTGTTTCAAATCTTTTATATTTTTTTAATTTATCACCTTCATGTTTTTTTAATTCTTGATTGTATTTAAGCTCCATGTATCTTACAACATGAGGATTTTTATTTGGATCGGTTAATCTGCTTGCTATTTCAGTTGGCCCCTCTGGTTTATTTGATTGATAACCTGCTCTTTTAGCTGCTTCAACTTTTGATATCTCACCCCAATGATTAACATAAATATCAACAAAAGCTTTTTGTTTTAATGTTAATTCAGAAGTAGATTTTAATGTGTTTTTTCTTTTGGCCATCTTGACCAGTTATACCATAATTTTTTCCTAATACACTTCACTACAAACAAAAAATATTAAATTAAATTTGTAAAAAATGCGTCCTCTGCATCTTATTCCTGCCATATTCCTAAAACTGTTGTTTTTTTCCTAGGAAATTCCTAGTGTTTTCCTAGTTTGATTTGCTCTAGAATTGTTTGTTACCAATGTTTTTCCTAGAATTTGCTTTAAAAAGGCCTGTTTCTAAAAATTTTTATTTTTTTGTTTGTAAGGAAACGTACTAGGAAAAAGCCCCGTGGGCCGAGGATCGTGGGACTTGGTCACATAACCCACTTCAATTATACGAAAAAAAAAATTTTCGCTAGATAACTACCATAATTAACTAATCACGGGTCACGTACCTCTAATAGTACATGTCAACTATTTGACAACAAGATGTTGTTAATATATCACTTAAGTTGCAAAAATATTTCATTTTTGCCTCTTTGTTAGTTAAATCTGGGCCACTTTCTTAGCTTTTCATTAGTGGCCTAGATTATTTAATTGAAATTTTAGAAAAAACGTATATCTTATAGGAATGTTTCATATGGTTTATATGATTCCTTTCTACTTTGGGGGTGGCGATTGCTCCCTGCCCTCAAAGTTTAAATTTTTTTATCCACCATGACTAAGATAATTTTTTATAATGAACGTAAACATTATCAGCATCCATGATTTGTCTACGTTTATTTTCTACTTGTCTTCTTAATTCTTTTCTTTCTTCCTTATTATCTTCAGACTTTAATCTTAAAAATAATTTAGAATATTCATGCCATAAGAAATGTCTTCTCTTAAATTTTATTAGGCCTTCTTTCAAAGCTTTAGAATATCTATATCTTACATTGTCTGGGGTCCAACCGGCCCACCAACAAATTTGTTCAAAGTCTTTAGAAGTTAATATCCAGAAATGTGCATCACATTTATTTAGACTACTTTTACGGTCACCTGCTAAAATTCTTACATCCTCAAAAGCATTTAAAATAACATGCCTCCAGAGCTTTTGTTCATTACATACATGATTATCATTTAATACGTCTGAAGCGATATCAATGCCCATAAGTTTTAACAAGTCTAGAGAGTAAATCACGATAAACACCTTTCGAATTAATAAAATTTAAACGATTGGCGACTTCGTAATGTCCATATATATCATCAATTATTGTTGTGATATCTGCACCGGTTATATCTTCTCTTTGTATGAATTCTTGTAATTCACTAAAGTCTTCTGCTGCTGAATCTTTAAAACTTGCCATTCTCATATTGTAACATCTTTTTTGATGTAAGACTTGAAGTCTATAATATTAGAATTGTTCTTTTTGACTTTGTATTTTCTGACTAAAACTTTTTTAGTTGTCTTATTTTTCTTGCTGTGAATATCATATAAATCATTGGTATCTTTTAAAAATTGAGGACCCATTTCTGTGTATCCAAACTGAACACCGTTAAGCATAGCAAATACAGTTGATTGAAAAAGCTTGAATTGACTAGGCGTAAATCTCTCTGCTGTCAGGACCGACAGCTTAGTTAAATCAGTGATACCATCCTTTTTCTTTGCCATTTATATAATCTAATCCTATTTTAAATAACATTACTTGTTCTGCTTCTGTCCGTGATCCGTAAGAACTGGTTCCTGATCCATTACAATGAATACAAGAGGCTAAAGATTTTGACTCTGGGGCTATAATGAAACCATTCCCATTACAGTCAAAACATTGCTTGTAGTTGTAACCTTTTACACTCATATTAAAAAAAATTTATTTACGCAAGTATTAATTGTAAAGATTATAAGTGATGGGATCAATGCCTAGGTTTAATTACCCACGACAAATACCCCATTGATCTGCCATTGCCTCTGCAATCCCTAAGAAAAATTTTGATCTATTTTTTTGTCTTTCTCTACCGCCTTTATTAAACCAATTGCCAGGTATCCTTGTGCTTTGACGTATGTCTACAATATTTGTTGGTTTTAGTTTAGGTAAATTTTTTAACCATAAACAAGTTTTTTTCTGTAACGGTTCACCATATTCAAATGGCTGCACTATTTGAGTATACTTAGGTAATTCAAAAACTTTAGATGGTATAGGGTTTTCAACACAAATTTTTTTAATTTTAGCATTGTATAAACTTTCAAAGAATCTTTTTGCTTTTAATCCTAAAGCAAGTCTTGCTTCATTCAAAACTCCTTTTGGATATAAGTGACGAGCACCTGCATTTGATATGTAAGTACATGGTGGATGTGCAATCATCATATCCCAATCATCATTTAAATAATTTAAAACATCTCCTTGTAAATGTTTACCGGGACTTTCAGTGGGCAGTATATCACAGGACCATGCATCGTGGCCCTTTTTAGAAAAAGCATCTCTTACTATACCTGAATACTCACAAGCAATTAATACTTTCATTTTTAATGTTAATGTAATGTGCCTGATATTTTTAACTTCTTAAGATCTTTAGGGGTAATACCTTCAGCCCTAACTTTTAAAGCTCTAGCATTACTATTCTCGATTCTTCTTACTAAATCCATAGTTTTATCTTGTGGTGCATGTTTAAATTTTTTCATCCACAACCAATTCCAAAAATTAAAAAGAAATCTATTATTCCATTTTTTGTTTTCAGTGTTCTCTACTTTTTCTATTTCGTATTCAAATGATAAAGTTTTTCTAGATTCTGGACTTAATGCCATATAAATTCTATATGCTTTTCTATTGTTTTTCATAAATCCTCCTTATTCCAAGCCATTAGTAATAATGTAATTCCTGCAAAAATAAAAGCTATTAACAATATACTAATTAAAAAATTCATTTTAAATTATTTATAACATAATAAATTATTAAAAGGCCAACTAATAAACAAAATAAATTAAAACCAAACATACCGAAACCAAAAGTGGCACTCATTGTTCAATTCTCTCTCTCATCTTAAGAAATTTAAGTTTTGCTATTTTTAACATACGGTCAAATAAAGATTCTGCTTTTACAGTATGAATTTTATTTCTCATCTCACCATTAACATATAAACTTACGTTATTAGATTGATGATCTAATTCAATTGTAAAAAACTCTTTAGCTTTTATTTTTTTGTCCATTTAATAATTTATTTCTAAAAACAGCAGGAGCAATCTTAGCCTTTTTGGCCTGATGATCTACGTAATCATTTAATATTTTAGATATCATTCCACCAGGAGCTCTAAATTTTTCTTTACATAACGCTTTTAAAATTAAATAATCTTCTTTTTTAATTGCAACCGATTTCCATTTATTTATGTCCATCTTTGACCTCCATGTCTGGTGTAAGTATAAGAGGTTCCTCTGAAACTGTGATACCACATAACTCTCTTAGTCTTTTGTTTTCTTCTTTTAGTTTTTTTATATTTTCACCAAGCCTATCAAGATTAGCAAAAAGTTTTTTAGTTACATCTTCAAGTTTACCTAATGCATCTAAATCACCTTCTGGTTTTTCTCCTATAGGTGGATGTATTTCATTTGCTGCCATGTTTGTCCTCCTCAGACGGTTCGTTGTTACGACACTCTAGTTCATCTTCGACTAAAATTGTCGCAACTGTTTTATTAAATGGATAATGTTTTCGTCCTATACCATCTACAAAATGTATTGAAGAAATGCCATCAACTAACATATCCATCTCTAATGAGTCTTCGATAGGTGTGCCATCAAAATAATTTGTTGGTACAGCCGATAATTGTTCGTCAACTTCATTTATGATATTATCAAGTATAAGACTTTTACTCTTTAGCTTTTTCATAAAATCTTAAATACATGGGATATGGGTTAAAGTCAAACACTAAATTATGAAATATTTATTGACTATTACTCTGTGTTCTATGATCGAAAATGTATGTATACAACCTCATACATTCCCTGGTGCCTTTGATAATTTATATAATTGCCAGATAGCCGGATATAATAAAGCCATTGAAAAAATCGAAGAAATAGGTATTGATAAGGTAAATGAGCACAAAATTTACACAACTTTTTCGTGTAAGCCATTTAACACAATATGATTCTTAAATTTATCTTATTAGGTAGTTTTTGTTGGAATTTTTATGATACCGGAACACAATGCACACAATATTTAATAGACAATTTACCAGACGGCCTAACATGTAAAAATAAAGCTTTAGAGGTTGGTAGGACTAATAAAGCAAAGATTGAAGAGTTAGGGGGCATCATGGACCTTTATGAGGTACATTGTATGGCAATAGAGCAAGAGGGCTACAATGTTGACGAATCATTTCAAATATCCTATAATATCTTATGAGGGCTTATCGTATCATAGCATACAAAGATGATTGGCGTGTAGACCAAGTAGTTGAAGCCGAAGATGACTTGAAAGCATTACGAAAGTTCTCCGAACAAGTGGATGCTGGTGAAGTAAAAATTACTGAAAATAGTTTTACTAAAAATGACAGAGTCCACATAACTTATGAGGAACTAAAATGAGTCCTGAAAAAATAAAGTTGTTGAAAGAACTTCAAGAACTTGAAAATAAGTGGTCAACAGGTTTGCTTACAAATGGCAATTGTACTGTTGATATGCTTAAAACTGAAAGAGATATTAGATCAAAAAGAAATGCGATCAAATATCAAGATGTACAAGAAACTTTAGCTTTAGCCGGTTAATTTTTCTTAGGTTTTAAAAAAGGAAACTTTTGTCCTAGGGCTTCTGTCGGCTTAACAAACTCATAGTGATTTATTATCTTTAATAATTTTTCTCTTTTAACTGTACTATAAGGTATAAAAAGTTTTGCTAAGTATAATGCTTTTTGATGAGAACATCTCCACCTCCATTGCTCTTTCTTACCTAACGAACCTTTTACAACACCTCTAAAGTTAATGGTGCCAACACCGACAATGTCATAAAAATTTTTTATGCAATCTAAATCTGCCATAGCAATTTCCATATTTATATTCCATTTTAAATAAGTTTTACCATTTGCTTTATTACTTTTATATTGTGCATAAGTAACTGAACCTTCACCATCAAAAAGTCCTGCACAATAAGCTATTAAGTCTATATTATTATGTGGAAAATTTTTTTTATTTAGCATCACCCCAACTTTCTCCTAGTCCATAATCGACTACACTAGGCACTTTAAATTCAATTGCATTTTGCATTGTCTTCTTTATATCCTCTGCATGTTTTTTATCAACTACATTAAAACATAATTCATCATGTATTTGGAGAATAGGCAAATTACCATTTTCATAACAGTCTAACATTGATTGTTTAGTTTGATCTGCTGAAGATCCTTGAATAAGCCTATTCAAAGCTTTATAAGTAAAAGCTCTCTTAATATTATCTTTACCATACTTGGCTACTGCATCTTCATATTTTTCAGCCACATGTAAACCAAAATCTCTTGTTTCCCACATGTCAAATCTACATTTCCTACCTTTTTTAGTTCTTATTACACCTTTTTCATCGGCTGCAAATTTACATCTATCTGACAATTTTTTTACAAATGGTACCTTTTTATTATATTTTATAATTAATTCATTGGCCTCATCTTTTGAAACACCCAATGAGATAGCTAGTTTTTGTTTACCCATACCATACATCAAGCCTAAACCTATTGTCTTAGCTTGTGTCCTTTCTATTCCTACTAAATCAGCTACTGTCTGATGAAAATCAGCACTAGCATTCTGATAAGCTTTTACTAATTCATTTGATCCTTCATAACCATCACCAATACTTGCTGCATAATGCACTGTCATACGTGGCTCTTGTTGTGAATAATCAAAACTTCCCCATTTATAACCCTCTTCTGGAATAAATAGACTCCTAATTTTTGGGCCAAAATCTTTATTTCTAGCAGGCACTTGTTGTAAATTTGGATTAGACATAGATAATCTACCTGATACTGTACCTCCATTATCTCCACGTAATTGATTTATCTCTCCATGTATTCTCCCGTTGACTTGATACTTCATGATCGAAGATAAAAAAGTTCCATGAAATTTATTTATCTCTCTTGCACTTACAATAAGTTGTGCTATTTTGTTTTTATTATTAATTAACCAATTTTGTGTAAAGGAAGGTTCTTTTGTTTTTTCGGTACGTGGGTAGTCTAACTTCAATTTGTCAAAGGCTTTGGCAATCTGGCGTGACGCCCAAATGTCTACTTCTATTCCTGATTCTTTTTTTATGGCCTGTAATATTTCTTTTTCTTGGTTCTTCATTTCTTTTTGTAATGCTTCAGCTTTTTCCACTTGCACTCTCACACCTCGTTGACGCATTTTTATTAGGATCGGAAGCAGTTGCTGCTCCATCTCCCAGACAGTAGTTAAGCTTTGTGTTGCAATTTCTTGTTTAAATCTTTGCCAAAGTTTTAATGTAAGCTCGGCATCTTGTTCTGCATAATATCCAACATGCTCTGCTGGTAACTTCCACATCTCTGCTTTAGGATCAATACCATGAGCTGCTGCAGCTTCTCTTAATTCTGTCTCTGCTTTTATTTCATTTAGATAATCTACTGATAAAGCGTTTAAAGAATATGAAAATCTATTCTCATCTATTAATGCTGCTGCTATCATTGTATCTACAATAGGTCCGTGGACCGGGATTCCAGATGCTTCTAACCAACCTACATCGTACTGAGCATTATGAAACACTTTAGTACAAGGTAAAGCACATATAGACTTCATATATTTTTTTACTTGTTCAGGTATCATATTACCTCCACCTAAATGTCCAAATGGAAAATAACCTTTCCATCCTTCAACAGCTACAGCAAAACCAACTATCTCTCCCTTACTTAATGCCCAACCTGCACCTAATTTTTCATTTATACCATCGTCTTTAGTTTCAAGGTCTATTGCAATTTCTTTATATTGAGACAAATCTTTATATTCACTTGGTGTATTCCACATAGATTTTTTAAATGTTAGTGTAAGTTGTAAACCATTGCTCATTAATTATTATCCATTTTTATTATAGTTCTCATTACAGTTGTTACAGGGTTCAGGTCGAAGTCTCTTGTGCACCCTTGTAATAAACTGATCAACAGCACAAGGACCACAATAGTAAATTTTGTTTTCAATAATAACTGCATCCTTATCACAATTTTGACATTTATTTTTTTTTCTTGTCATTTAAATCTGTGAGATGTTGTATTTCTAAATCACAATAATGTTTTATTTTTTTTATATCTTCAATTGATTTACCTTTTAAAAGGTATCTACACACATACTTTATTACGTTTGCTTGAAAAGGATTAAGACCATTTGTTCTAATAAATGTCCAAGGTTGAATTAAAAATTGTTTATAATGGGAACCTCCTACCTGAACACCATCTGGAAAAGTTTCATCGAACATATCTTTACTTGGCATTTTTCTCCTGTATATAAATCAAATAATCTTGTCCTATTGGATAGTTAAACTTATAATCACTTCTCAACAAATGTAAAGTTTTTCTTGCTCTAGTTGCACCTGTATACCAAACCTTTTTTTCATCACTTTTTTCTTGTTTGTTTTTATTGTCAAAATCTGATGGATAATTACCTTTACCGTATAAAACAACATGATTCGCTTCACCTCCTTTTACAGAATGAATAGTGTCTATTGTTATTAATGGGTCCTTATCTAATTCTTTTTGTCCATATCTTCTGAGTAATCTTATAAAGTGTCTTACTTGTTTTGGTTTAAAGTTTCTTCTTAAAATCCAAAACCAAGGTTTATTTTTTTGATTATCTTCTAATATTAATCCACACCATTCTTTTAAATCTTGAAAATTATATTCTTTAAAATCAGGTTGTGCTCTCCAAAATTTATCTAATCTATAGGCAGGGTCTTCTAACTCTCTTATGTGTTTGTACATATTACGAGCTGCTTTCTTATCTATTTTTTTACCTTTAGTTATTGCAGTCCATGCTTTAATTGATTCCCATTGTTTTTGATCAAAACATTTTGTACCTTTGTTATCTTTAAAATATAAACCTGCATCTTTTGCTAACATTCTTAATTCATTTACTGTTTCATTTATACGACCTAATATAAACCAATCCTCTTTAAAACTTTCAAAAGGAATTTCTTTGAATGATAAATAAGCTTTTACAAATCCTTTTGTGCCACCCGGTAAGTATTCTTTCTCTTCACTATCATTAATACCTCTTCTAATTATTTGTGAAAACTTATGTATAGCCTCTCCAAATCTTTGTGTCCTTCTAAGTTTTACCTTTCTACCAGGAAAAAACTTTGTAAAATATTTAGGGTCTGCACCATTCCATTTATAAATTGCCTGATCATCATCTCCCGCTAAATAAATTCTTTTTACCTTTGGGGCCATCTTATAAATCACTGACCATTGTAGTGGTGTGCAATCTTGTGCTTCATCTAATATTAAAACTTTTAAAGATGGAAATGTTACTTCTTTGATAGCTCTTTCAATCATATCATCAAAGTCTATAAATGATCTTTCTCCGCCACCTGTTTTGTAATGTTCGTATGTGCTTATCTTTCTTAAAAATACAGCAAGTGAATCTCTTTTATAGCTTTCTTGTTTATATGCTTCTTCCGGACTTATTAATAAATTTCTAGCTTTACTGTAAACACCAAGAGACCAATCCTTATACATAAAATTATCATCAGCCAATCTTTTATCACTAGATTTTATTACTTTTGTTTGTAGTGCAAAATCAATAGTACAATCTTTTGGGTCGAATACTTCTTCTGGAAAATATCTTCTACAATATGTATGTAAAGTTTTGAACCTTGAAAAATCATCAACTGTATAATTAGGAAAAGATTCCATAGCTCTATTTACAGCAGTGTTAACAGCTTTATTTGTAAATGATAAATAAGCTATCTCTTGTGGCCTAACACCTTTTTTTAAATAACTTTTTAAAACTTTTTCTATGAGGGTATATGTTTTACCTGTACCAGGAGGACCAAATATTTTTATTGTTTTATGGTATAGTTGTTTTAATATTTTAAGTTCTAAACTTTCCTGTGTGGTATTCGTCATCCATCTCCGATACTGTTTTCTTACTTACTTTTTTTTCTGTTTTCTTATAGTTTACAAACTTAGGCATTTGAACCCACCAAACATTTTTAACACCTTCATGATATTCTAATCTTTCACAGCCTAATAAATTTAATGCTTCAGATGCACTTTTAAATGTTTTGTCATTACCTAAAAATTTTTCAAATGTTATCTTTTTAAAATAACATACATTCTTAGATGAATCTAATACAACATAATTATCTTGGAGTTTATCAAAATCATCTTCTTCAATGTGGCTTTCAAAAAACTTTTTAAGAAAATTATATTTTTCTTCATTCATAGTATCTTCAAATTTCATTCTTTCGTTTTCAACTGCAGTCTTTACAATAGTAGACATTAACATTTCAAATGGAGATGGGCCTGATCTAGGTCTTGGTAAAGTGACCCAATAAATTCCATACCTTAAAAGTTTTACTCTAAATGATTTTTCGTCTTTCATATCTTCTGGACTAATGATAATTTTTTCACCTTGAAATACAAAAGAATATTCAATTGACTTAGTGCTTCTTATAAAAGTAATTTCATCAAAATCATCAATTAAGTCTGGCACTTGTGAGCCTGTGCCCAACTTTCTAAACTTACATTTATCTTTATCACATAAAGGTGTATTACATCTTAAGTTATAATTTTTTTTACTAACAGATGCAGCAACAGTATTTATAACCTCTCGTTCATCTAAAGGTGTTGTAAATACTTCTTTATTTCTTTCTAATAATAATTTTGTTATTTCTTTTTTAGATAAATTTCCATCAGCCTTTCTCATTTCAAGGACACCAATATTAAATAATAAGTCATTTCTATGATTGCCAGACCATTTTTCAGATATCATTTTTTGACAACATGGTGGATAATGTTTCCAATCACTTTCAGGCTCATAGTCTTTAACCTTAATTTTTTCTAAGCTCTCTAATGATAAAGTTTTTTTCTTTACAATTTCTAAAAAAGTTCCAATCATTACAGGTGTATTGTTATCTGTATATGCAAACTCAGTTGTAGCATTCATATTGAAATAAGGCATGTTCAAACATTTATTCATTGGGAAAACTTCTTGTGCTTGAAAAAAAGCATTGTTCCATTCATGAAGTTTTTTGATTACATTTTTAACAGGATACCAATTATCTAAAAATACAAATAAATGCAGGCCTCCTGATTTTGATCTTGCTGGAACTAAAGGTAAGTTATACTCCTTAATTATATCTACTATTTTCTTTTGATTATAACCTTTGTAATTATGTGGATCGATATCAATACAACCCCATTTACATTTGTCATCTTTTTCTGGTTTAATTCCTATTCTGGTTGTGCCTTCTAAATGTTCTTTCCAAGTTTGTTCTGTAATAGGTGCGTGGACCGTGAGTGTTTTAGCTTGGACCTTACCCCGTTCATCTACCTCCCCAGTAAGAGAGGTAGTAATGAACAGTTTAGAGTTACCCTCAAATATTTTTAAGAGCTCCCTTTCCATTGGCTAAAATGGTGTTGCTTCTTTTTTCTCAGCTGATTTTTCAACAGTCTCAGAAGTAAAGTCAACTTTACCAAAGATATCGCTTTTCATTGCACTTTGATAAAAACCTTGTGTTGTTTCCAAAGTTTTAAGATCTTTAGTTGCGTTCAAAAACTTATCAAAGTCTACGACCCAACCGTACCAAGAATTTTGAGAGTTAGATTCTTTAGTAGTAGTTAATCTATAAACTGTAGACCAAGACGGTGGATTGAACATACCATTCTTACCTTGTGTTCTTCTTGACATAATCATTGAATTCCACGTTTTAGATTTTTTCTTTTGCGTGGATTTCATAGCGATTAATGCCTGCTCTACTGGTTGATAGTTTTCATCTAAGATAAAAACAAAATGGTTACCTGTATCCTCAACATAGTTTCCATTTGGTAATCTATCTTTGTTGTCTGCACCTCTAGTTGTTTCAGACATGATAGCAGGATCAGTATGAATTTTTACTGGTCTTCCTGGACTATCACCTTTATCTTTCCATTCATTAAAAGTATTTATATATAAACATGGAGTAACTAATACACCCTGTTTACTCTTCCATACTTTACCTGATGTTTCACTCCATATGTCTCCTTGCTTTGCAGTCTCAACATACTTACCATCCGTCTCATCTAAGACAGGTGAGTTAGCATAAAGGATTTTTAGAATTGGTAACTTTTGATCTCTCGCAGTTACAAACTCTTGGCCTTGACCTGCTAATTTTTCTAAATCTATTATTGCAGGAAGGCTATCTTTTTTAGTCGTCATTGCTTTTTTCTCAGTCATGATTATTCCTTCGTGGTTATTTTAGTTTTATTTGCAACATAAGTTCCAAACAATTCTGCAGGAACATCTTTACCAAGTTCAGATATTTGTTCTCTAACAAATCCTCTTAAACTACTTGGATGCACAGATGTCTTTTGCTGAACTGCAAGTCCCTTTTGTTTCAGCTCTTCTACAAGGGCTTTAGCTTCATTATCTTGTCTCATGCCAAATTCCAAAGAAACTTGGTTTTTAATCAAATCTCCGTGGCCATTTTCTCTAAGCCAATTAAAAGCTTCTTCACTTTTAGATGCGGGTATTCGAGCTGAATAGAATGGCTTAACTTCTACAGATGAACCATCTGCTAATTTAAGCATTGATAACCCGGCTTGTTGCATTAAGTTTGGAATAGTTTGCTCAGAAAGAGTTGTTTCAACTTCTTTTAACTTTTTAAGTTCTTCTTCAGCCGTTGATATTTTTTTCTGAGTTTCCAATAACTTTTTGCAAGATGTAGCTATGTCCGTTGACATAGCAGTATCTATCGACACGATAGACTCTGCTTCTAAGTCCATAAGAACCTCCTTGTGGTGAGATAAATATATTATTAAATTGATTTTTGCAATCAAATAATTTAAATATTTTTTAGTGTATAAATATAAAACTCCACCCTTTAAACATCAAAGACAATCTCTCATTGAAGGTGCTAAATATTACAATTATGCTTATTTTATGGAGATGGGAACTGGTAAAACAAAAGTGGCTATTGATAATTCAGCATATCTTTTTCAACAAAAAGAAATAGATTTTGCTTTTGTTATTGCACCTAATTCAGTGTATCAGAATTGGAAAAAAGAGATAGATTTTCATTGTCCTGAAAAAACCAATATATATATTTGGAAAGTCACAAAAGATAAAACATTTAAATTAGACCCAAAAAAATTAACATTTGTACTTATGAATGTAGAGGCACTTTCACATGCATCAGGAAAAAAATGGCTAGAATACAAGCTTTTAAAACATGGTAAAAAGAGCATAGTTATTTTAGATGAAAGCACTTCAATTAAAAATTTAAAAGCATCAAGGACAAAAGCCATTATAAAACTAGGTAAATTAGCTAAGTATAAAAGAATTTTAACAGGGTCGCCTGTAACAAAATCACCATTAGATTTGTTTTCACAATGTGCTTTTTTAGACAAAAAACTATTGGGATATGAAAATTTTACAGTATTTAAATCAAGGTATGCTGTAATGTATAGTATCGAAAGAGGTGGTTATAATATTCAAATACCGAAGTATTATGTTAATTTAGAAGAACTAGAATATAAGTTAAAAAACTTTTCTTATAGAGTACGTAAAAAAGACTGTCTTGATTTACCAGAAAAAATGTATGTCCAAAGATACATTGAGTTACCTGAAGAACAAAGAAAAGCTTATGAACAGCTTAAACAATCTGCGTTAATAGTCCTTAAAAATGATGAGGTATCTTATAATAACAAACTTACAGAATTACTCAAACTACAACAGGTAGCTAATGGATTTCTTAAGACAAATGATGGTAAAATAGTAGACTTTAAAACTAATGCTAAGTTAAAAGAATTAATGAGCATATTGGAGGAGAGTGAAGACAAGTGTATTATATGGGCTAACTATGTTCATAATATAGAAATGATTAAGAAAAAACTAGGAGAGGTATATGGAAAAGATTCAGTGGTTTCGATATACGGAAAAGACTCAGTTGATGTTCGTAACAAAGCTGTTGAAAATTTTCAGCATAATGACGGATGTCGTTTCCTTGTTGGGAACCCTACTGTTGGTGGTTATGGTCTTACCCTTACTGCTGCTAAGTATGTTATATATTTTAGTAATTCTTACAACTTGGAAGTCCGTTGGCAAAGCGAGGATCGTGCTCATAGATATGGTCAAACTTCTCAAGTCACATATATAGATCTTATAGCTACAGATACTATAGATGAAATGGTTTTACATAATTTAGATAATAAGATTGAATTATCTGCTAAGACTCTTGGCGAACAGGTTCAGAAGTGGCTTTAACTTCTAGTGTGCATATGGTGTCATTGTGTTGAGACCCATGATTTACTAATAAAATTTTTTCTATTTTAAAACCATTCTTTTTACCAATCCCACCAGAGTTCCAACCAAATGAAATGACCTTACCTTTTGGCCTTATAATTCTAGCTATTTCTTTTTTACAATTAGTCCAATAACTATTATTCATTGGATGGTTTAATGATAGACCATTACTTTGATACATTTCTTTAAGTTGACGTTGAGAATATGGTGGATCAAAAACAAGGCTTAATTTTGAATTAGTTCTTATTTTTTTTAAATATGTAATAGCATCTTCTTTAAATGGATATGGAAAAGGATCTATATAATTTAAACCTATATTTTCTTTGATAAATTCTTTTATGGGTTTTATCTCAAACGTTTGATGGTTTGGCATCGCCCAAACTCTTTTTATTATCATAATATTTTTTTACTCTTGCTAGCCACTTTTCCTCGTATTGTTTTAATTTCAATTCATCCATTTTAAATTCTTGATAAATAACATCTTTAGTGCATACACATATTAGACCTTGTGTTATTGGTCCATATTGTTTTTTATGGGCTAATGAATATGCTGCTATTTGATAATAATAATCTTCAACAAATTCTTCACGTTTAACTTTATTAGATTGTTTAAAATCAATTATCGTGGGTTTTTCATCATATAATCCCACAACATCAGTAGCACCAGCCCATTTATCTTCATAGGCTAGACTGACTTCATTTCCCCAAACCACTTTTAGTAGGTCAAGATTATTTACTATCTCATGAGCCATTAAACGGGCCTGAGCCCCTTCAGGAGCCATGTTAAGGTATCCCCGCCCATCTATGTAGTTTTCTAGAACATAGTGCATCTCCGTGCCTCTGAGGGCTGCCTGAGAGGTGATTCTAGCTGCTTCTTGGTACCCTACCCTCTCTCTCCATTTATCTAAGCCTGCCTTTTTTTCGTCACTTTGTGTGGCACTCAATATTGTTGTAACACTTGGTATTTTTTTGTTACCTACGTTATAGGTTCGAGAGCCGTCCTCCTCTTGCCTAGTATACTTCTTATAGTTGTATTTATTTTCTCTTTTGAAATCTGTGATAAAAAACTTTTCTTTTTCTTTTGTTAGACGCACATGGTCTTTTAGTTCAATTTTAAGATAAGAGCAACAACAATTCCTATTAAAGTTGTAATAATAAAAGCAGAACTAGAGATCATAATTTTTTCTAGTCTATGAATATCTTCATGTAAATCTTTGATTTTTTTATTAGTCTCTCTCTGCATAATAAGACAAAGCTTTTCGTGGTCATCTATCCTTTGATGAGCTAAATTATCTTTGGTTGATTTTCTTGGCATCCACAATACCTCCCTTATGAAACAGGGCGTTATAAAGTTCTAAATTAGATTGTTGAGCTCCACCAAGAGGTAAATTAGATCTTCCAACTTCCGGTAATGGTATATTAGCTGTATCTGCTGGTGGCTCATTTACAATTGTTCTTCCTCTACCTGTGTTAACATCAATGGGAGGTGCTGCCTCTGGATTTGGAAGTATATCTCCTTGTGCACCTTCTAATATTCCCGTTCTAAAAAAATTATCATATTGTGTTTTGTTACCCTCTATTTCACTCATCATAGCTGTTGCATCTTCGGCTGCCATTAAACCTTCATCAACTAAAGCACTAGATAATTGTCCGAAATATCTTGTAAGTTTTTGTGTTGAGTCAATTGTTAATCCTTTACCACCAAGACCATTAATTAATAAATTAGTAATTTTTGGAGATGAAAAAGCTTTAGCTATACCTGCAGGACCTAATACAAAAAATGCAGCAGTGCCCGGATCAATCGCACCAGTGCCTCCTAAGAAAAAACCAAGACCTTGTGATAGAGCTCCAGCTTGATTTAATTGTAAAAACATTACTGGGTTTGATCCAGCTTCAGATGCTTGTTTAATTTTACCTTCAAGTATGTTTATACTTTTTGTATAATCTTCTATAGCATCGGATTGAGTTTTTGTTAAGAAACCATCTTTTTTCATTAAAAATCTATGTTGCTCTAAAAACTTAGTTGCTTTACCTCTTGATAATACTGGATACTGCCCTGACAAATCTCTAGAATTATTTAAAAAATCTTTAAAGAATTGTCCTCTAACTGAATCTTTTATTAATGCTTTATTTGGAAACACATCATATGTTTTACCATTTATAGTTGTTTTAGATTCATCTAATACTTTAAAAAATTCATCATAGTAACTTTCCTTGTTAGCTGCCACTATTTGTTTATAGATTGTTTCCTGTCCTCTTTGAGTATTCATAATTTTTTTTAGGGTTGCATCTCTAAAAAAGTTTGCACCAAAATTAGAAAACTGTGCAGCTGTTCTTCTTAAATTATTTAAACTTGCTGGTAACGGAGAGTTTGACATCATAGCTTCCATCCTTTTTAAAATCTCAGCTCTTACAGACGCTGCCTCTCCTACTGGTCTCATATTTCCTATCGATGTGTAAATTCTTCTAAAATCAATAAAGTTAATTCTTTCTCCCATACCATCAACTAAGCCTAACATTTTATATATCTCTGCTCCCTCATCAGTGTTTCTAATATTTTCAAATTCTTTTAGAGACTTACCTATATAATCATCTAAACTTGAAGCTGATTTAGTTAGGTAATTACCACCTACTTGTCTTTCTAAAACATTTAATGTTCTAGGACCACCTTTAATAATTATATCAAATTTAGGATCAAATGTTCCATCTGGTCTTCGTGCAACTTTATTTATCTGATCTGTTAGGTCATTCCACATACCTCTTTTTGTAACTTCAAAAAGTTCACTATTTTTTGTTATAGAATCTCTTACTAACTTTCCTACTGCATAACCTGTATCATCAAATGCAATTCCATCTAAAGTTTTAAATCCTTGGAGTGTTTGATCTACAAATGCATCTATACCATTTAAAGTTGCCATTTTTCCACTTTGCTCAGCTGTTCTTAATTTACCAGAACCTATGATTGCACTTCTAGCAGCAGAGGACATAAAATTTATGACATTGTTTTCACTTATAAAACCTGGAGTAATGTTTGCTTTTTCAATATCTTTGAAAAATGATGATGATCTAGTTTTAAATTTATCTATAGATTGTCGAGCTCTATCAGGATCTTTTAAAATGCCTAATTGTTCTTCTGTTAAGCCTTCTCTTTCGATTCTATTTTTTTTATCTAATTTTGGTTTTGATAAAATATCTAATTGATCCTTAGTAATTGATTTACCTTCATCTATTTCTTTTAAAACTTTAAAAAATTCTTTATCTCTTGCTAACATGTGAGTAGCTCTCTCAGCACCTGCAATAGTATCAATAGTTCCTTTTGTAATTTTGTTATAAGCTTTTGAAAGTCCTCCTGCTAAACCAAAACCTAAGACTTCACCAAAAGCACCTTGTGCTGCACCTCTTGCAACTTCTTTTACAATACTTTCTCTAGGATCAAATGTCTGTGCTATACCAGCACCAGCTGCACCCCCGATTCCAGCACCTGCCGTAGCGTATCCTATTTTTTGCATTGTGTTAGCTGATATATTTAATAAGGGTCTTACAAGTCTTGCAGTTCTTGCTGCTAAAGCTCCTGCAGCAACTAAAGAGCCACCTCCAGTCACAGGGGCCAAGGCTGCACCGGCCACACCTCCAGCGATTGATAATCCAACCTCTGTTACTATTCTCATGAAAGTTGGGCTTTTTAAAAAACTTTCTGTATCTTTGTTATACTTACCTTTTTCAGCATCTAATAAAACATCCTCTGGACTAATCATCAATTCATTTTCTGTATCAAAATCAAAAGTTCTTTTTTGTTTTTGTCCAGATAAAAATGTATCTATTGCTAATTGTTCTTTAGGAGTAGGTTGATCTCCTTTAATTTTAAACTTTTGTCCATTTACAATTATTTCTGACATATAATTTCCTAATTTCTTGTAACATCAATTACATCGCCTTCTTTAACTAAAGATACCTCTCCTGCTAAATCTAAGTAATTTTCTGCACCTGCTCCTGATTGTTCCATTATCTCCATAGCAGTCGTAAAGTCTGCATTATTGTTTTCGGCAATTTTAATTGCATCAGCAAAATAACCATCTAACGCTTTCATCTTACCTTCAAATGTAGCCTCTGTATCTCCAAGTTGTGGTATTAATTTTGTAATTCTTTTAGCTTCTTGTTCAGACACAGCAGCACCTGAAATTGCTTGTGTTATAAATGAAGTTGCTTGTTGTATTTTTGCTTTCATAGATGCGTAATCTTTTGAGTATGATGTTCCCCCTGCTCTACCTAATGTAGCTCTTATTCTATTAATGTCAGCAAAGCCAACTGGTTTACCGAGTCTATAATAATCATCTTGAATTTTTGACAAAATACTTCTTACTCTTTTACCACCTTGAATTTGTTTTATTTGTTCTGCTGATGGTTTAGAAACAATATTAATTTTTCCGTCAGCAGACATTTGTGCTATAGTACCTGTCGGCAAATTATAAGCTTTTACTTCTTCTGCAGACAAAGTTCTTACACCTTTTCCACTGCCCTTTTGTTTTTCAACAGACAAAATAGTTGCTGGTAATTTTGCAAAACCTTCTCCGAGTGCAGATGCTACAGGAGCTAAACCTTGACCTTTTGATTGTAGTAATGGAGCAGCCAATGTTGCAGCATATATAGCTTTTTCTTTCGGACTTAATGCACTTATACCACCTGTATTAAAATGTTTTATAACTGGTTTTAAAGTTTTAAAATATCTATCTCTAAATAATTTTCTTGTTAATACTTTATCCATACTACCTCGGTTGCATTAAGTTGTAAGCTGAGTAAGCACCTAAACCTGCTCCTAACGCTTGTCCAACTGGGTTAGCACCGGGGGCCGTGGTTTGTGTTAGTGTACTACTTGTTGTTGGTAAATTAGTCATTATACCTTTTAAAAATTCTATTCTTTGGAATGGCTCAAAAGATCTTTGTAATGCCGTTTGTCTTTGAGCATCTAATCCAGCTTGACCTATTCCTCTTTGAACTGCACCTGCTTGTAATTGTGCTTGAATATCTGCAAGAGACATAGCTTGTTGTTGTGCACCTAATTGACCTAAAGCAGCACCTGCAGCCAATTGTTGTTGTCTCTGTGTTTGAGCTGCACCTAATGCAGTTTGAAATCCTTGTGCTTGTGCTTGACCAATGTTTGCTAATCTAGCTCTTTCTATTTCAGCCTCAGCAATTCCTTGCCTTGCTCCACCAAACGCACCTGACCCAACAGCTTGTGCACCTAATCTATTAGTTGCTATTTGTGCTTGTCTTGTAATTTCATCGGTTACAAAAGATTGAAATGGATTTAAAAATTGTTGAATGTTTGGAGCTGCTTGTGCACCTTGTAT